CCAATAGTGGCATCCAATATGGATGGCGTGGGTACTTTCTCCATGGCTAGAGTTTTACAGGAATATAAAATGCTCACAGTGTTGAGAAAACACTACACAATAGAAGATTGGAAACAGGCCGCAGGTTCGGGCATTAAATTTAAATATGTTTCTGCTTGTACAGGTACTGGTGCTATATGGGACGAGAAATCTTTGGATTATCAAACACTGAAACAAGTTATGGAACTATTTCCAGATGTACCAGCTATAACCATAGATGTCGCTAATGCATATCACGAACAATTTGTAGATTTTCTACATAGAATAAGAACCGAATATCCAGACAAAGTTATTATAGCGGGTAATGTGGTGTCACCCGAGATGACAGAAGAGTTGATAATCAACGGTGCCGACATTGTCAAAGTGGGCATAGGACCGGGATCTGTTTGTACCACAAGAACACAAACAGGTGTAGGTGTGCCACAATTTTCAGCCATAATAGAATGTGCCGATGCCGCCAATGGCGTGGGTGGACACATAATGGCAGATGGCGGATGCACACAATCTGGAGACGTTGCCAAAGCACTTGCCGCTGGTGCTCATTTTGTGATGCTGGGTGGAATGCTGGCAGGACACGCAGAAGGTGAAACAGAATTGAGAGATGGCAAGAGATATTTTTATGGTATGAGTTCAGAATCCGCTTTTAATGCACACGGTGCGAGAAAAGATGGATACAGAGGCACAGAAGGTAAGACCGTTGTGTTAGATGATAGAGGTCCTGTTCGAGATACTGTTGAGCAGATACTAGGAGGAGTGAGAAGTACCTGCACTTACATCGGAGCAAGAAGGATCAAAGATATGCCCAAATGTGCTCATTTTGTGAGAGTGAACAATGTAATTAACCGAGTTTATGATAGATACGAAACTGAAAAATAAATTATACTTTACAACCATTCAAATGCGTAATTCTTTGATTCTGATTGAAGATAATTTGGTACACTCTAATTGGATGCCAGATGTCATCATGGGTGTTAACAGAGGAGGGGTGATTCCCGGAGTATATCTATCCCATAGAATAGGTAAAAGACATATACCGGTTGATGTAAGATTAAGAGATCATGCAGATAAAACTGATTTGAATGCTTTGTATCGTGCAATAGATAAAAACGAAAAGATATTAATCATTGACGATATTAATGATACTGGTGCTACTTTTGAATATATTAGGCATAATTGTGTGAACAATTCAAATGTTAGATATGCGGCTGTAATAAACAATAAACCATCTCCCTTCCAAGTCGATTACTGGGGTTACGAAATAGATAAGTCATTAAATCCACAATGGGTAGTATTTCCATGGGAAGAATGGGACAAATAACTTTACAATCTAGAAAAAGGATGTTAGTATAAGAGCATGAAGGCAGGAAAAATTTGGGGACAAACAGAACTGATACACGCCAATGGTGTACTTGAGTTTCACAAGATAGATTATGTAAAGGGCGGGGTGTGTAGTAAACACTATCACGCATACAAATGGAACGGCTTTTATGTGATTTCGGGAAAAATGAAGATCAAAGTATGGCAAAAAGATTATGAGTTAGTTGACGAGACTATATTGGAGCCAGGTGATTTTACTCGAGTAAAACCCGGATTGTATCATAGTTTTGAAGGACTGGAAGATGGACAGGCATTTGAATTGTACTGGGCAGAATTCAATCATGACGACATCATAAGAGAATCTGTAGGACATCTTAAAGACGATAACATAGTTAGGTTAGATACTAAAAAGAAAAAATAATGGAGAAAAAATATTACTATTCAGAAATATTTTATTCCATACAGGGAGAAGGACACTACACAGGTGTGCCCACTGCCTGGATACGTTTCTTCTTGTGTAATCTACAATGTGATGGATTTGGGCAGATCAATCCCACAGATCCCAGCACATACGAATTGCCCTACGACACATTTGATGTCAGCACGGTGAAACGGGTGGAAGACTTGCCAGTGTGGAACAAGGGCTGTGACTCCTCCTATACCTGGGCCAAGAAATACAAGCATCTGATGGGTCAGGCCACTCCCTCAGAGTTAGCGGACCGGGTCATCGACATATTGAAGAACGATTCAAATCCCCAAGGTCTGTTCCTACATCCTGTGTCAGGACAGCACCAACATCTATGTATCACAGGTGGTGAGCCCCTAATGCCCCAATCACAACAGGCCTTCGTTGGTGTGTATCGAGAGTTGGAGAAGAGAGACAATCTTCCCGCTTCCATCACATTCGAGACCAATGGAACGCAGGCGCTGACGGCAGAGTTCGCAGATCTGATATCATCCCCCATCAGCACGGAGATATTCTTTTCTGTATCTCCCAAACTGTGGATGGTGTCGGGCGAGAAGCGAGAGAAAGCGATACGACCAGAGGTGGTGGCGGATTATGTGGCACACAGTCCCAATGGACAACTAAAATTTGTACTGGGCGACCGAGACGAGCAATGGCAGGAGATGGAAGAGGTTCTGAAACTGTTCCGAGATGCGGGTGTACACTACCCCGTGTGGATAATGCCAGTGGGTGCCCGAGAGGAAGAACAGGCGGCCACAGCAGGAGAAGTGGCGAGAAGAGCGTTCCAGAGAGGCTATAATGTGGCGGCAAGGGTACACGTTCACTTGTTTGGTAATTTAATTGGAACTTGATTTGACTAACAAACAAAAAGAATATATACTATGAATATGAAAGTTAAAAAAACCACAAAGAAAACTGAGAAGAAAAAAAACAAGAGCGAAGAGCCCATGGTTAAAGTTCTCAATGTCAACGTCAATCCAGACAATCCAAGGAATGGATTCTTTGAGTTAGATTGGAATGATGAGTTTGTCAATATGCTGACTCAGAATGGATACACAGGAGAATCCCATGAAGAGATTGTGGATCGTTGGTTCCAATCGTTGTGCCGTACTATCGGTAATGAACAAGGGTTAGGAGATGTTACTGGTGGTTATGTTCAAGTTAACAGAAGAAACGACGGCAAAACCGAAGTTTCTTAATTGACTTTACAACACAATCTGTTATAATATACAGTATGACTCATATACTAGTTGATACTGCAAATACTTTTTTTAGAGCAAGGCACGTTTTTCGAGGAGATACATCTGAGAAGATCGGACTTGCTATGCATATCACTTTAAACTCTATTAAGAAAGCCTGGGCAGATTTTGATGGTTCTCATCTTGTGTTCTGTTTAGAAGGCAGGAGTTGGCGCAAGGACTATTATCCTCGTTATAAGGCCAATAGAAAAGAAACAGTAGATGCAATGACAACTGCGGAACAGGAAGAAAACAAATTGTTCTGGGAGTGCTATGATGATTTTTGTGAATTCGTTAAAACCAAAACCAATGCCACTGTGCTACAAAATTCTAGAGTAGAGGCAGACGATTTAATTGCTCGTTGGATCGACAGACACCCAGATCAAAAATGTGTGATCATCAGTACAGATAAAGATTTAAATCAATTAGTGAATGAAAGAGTATCTCAATATAACGGAGTAACAGAAGAAACAATGACAATAAAGGGAATTTTTGACAAGAAAGGAAAACCCGTAATAGATAATAAAACAAAAGAACCAAAACGATTAGATCCTCCGGAATGGATGCTGTTCCAAAAAGCCATGAGGGGTGATCCTTCGGATAACATCTTTTCGGCATATCCGGGTGTTAGAACAAAAGGAACTAAGAATAAAGTTGGGTTAACAGAAGCATTTGCAGACAAGGATTCTCGTGGATACGCATGGAATAATTTAATGTTAAGTAAATGGGTGGACGCAGATGGACAAGAACATAGAGTCCTAGAAGATTACACAAGAAATATGCAACTAGTTGATTTACACGCACAACCAGAAGTTATAATACAAGAATTAGATCATACTATTGATCAAGCCAAAGCCGAAGGCAAACAAATTAGCCAAGTGGGCATACGTTTTATGAAATTTTGTGCCAAATATGATTTGGTAAAAATAACCGATCAAGCACAATTATATGTTGAACCATTTAATGCGAGATTAATATGATAAATGCAAAAACACTTGTAAAAGACCGTTTCTGGATCATGGAGGAAAACGGAGAAAAATTAGGTACATTACAAAAACAAGATAATAACGGATGGATTTTTTTAAGCAAAAGAGATAAAAGAGAGGAATTTCCTACAGAAAAAAGTTTATATGATAGATTTGGTTCTAAAATATTTGAAAATGATTTAAAAAACACAGTCGACGAAACCATAAATGACAACGAGGAAAAAATAGAATGGGAGGTGCATGGATATTCTGTTAATCAAGAACCGTATAATCCTGTTTACGATGTGCAAAAAAAACTTCCTGTATATACAAAAGCACCAAAAAGTAAAAGTCAATTTTGTGCTGGTTATTATATTATACAGTTTCCAAAAGGTTGGAGGAAGGCCTACTGTCCAAAACTAATTACATTACAAAGATATTCTTACAAAGGTCCTATCAAAACAAAAATAGAGATGCAACAAATATTAAATGAAGCCAACAAAAATTACATACCAACCAATATTTGATTTTGAAAAATCATTGGCCGATTTTACCGGGGCACCTTTTGTAGTTTTGACCGATGGATGTACTCACGCCATAGAACTGTGTATGAGATACTATAACATTAAAAAATGTTCTTCTACAGCATTTACATATGTTTCAGTCATTCAATGTTTAAAAAAAATAGGTATAGAGTTAGAACTCACAGATGAACAATGGATAGGCGAATATCGTTTTGGTGGTACCAACATCTGGGATTCTGCTAGAAAACTTGTTAAAAAAATGTACAGAAATGGACAAGTACAATGTTTAAGTTTTGGAATTAATAAACCAATGAGTTTGGGAAAAGTCGGAGCAATACTATTAGATGACGAAACTGCCTACAAAGAATTAAGCAAAATGAGAGCTGATGGTAGAGATCTACAGACTTATCCTTTGACAGGTCCTACAGAATGGGCGGAACAACAAAGTTTTGGGCCTGCTTTTCATTATTGTCCAACTTTGGAAGATTGTAGCAATGGATTGGAATTAATAAAAACATTCACAGGTCAAGCACAAAAAATAGATTATCCAGACTGTAGAAAATTACAGATAAGTATCTAACATATGTCTAAAATACAAACACAACCTATTGAAAATTTTATAGCGAAGTACCGAACTGCTCGAGCTAAAAATGAGCAAATAATCAGTATGCCAATTAGAGAAGCAGAAGCTCTTGCTCAAAGTTTATCACAAACTATGACAAGATTGGTTTCTGTGCAGGAAGAGATAATCGAAGCACTAAAAACAGCAAAAGAGTCACAAACGATCAACATCGAAATGGACGGCGGAAACTTTTTCAAAAAATAGTTTAATAACTTTTGGTAAATATACTTACTAAAATGAGTAGACCAAAGCCCCAAGTGCTGTTAACTATCAGCAATAAAGAAACCTACAAGCAAGACGACGTTCTTGCCGCGGAGGGCATATGGGCGGTGTTTTATGATAGTAAACCTATCAATTTAAAAACATCAAGTTTTGTCTCTAACTATCCTGGACCAAAATATAAAAAAGTAAGTTTTTCTAATCCCGGACACGCGGAGAACTTGGCAAAAAAACTAAACACACAGCATAAGACTGACAAGTTCGAAGTTTATCTTTTAAAGACCGGTATCAAATATAAACGATAACTAACAGTGATGGATACAAAAACTGCGTATACTCGCACGTTCATGACGTTGCTAGAATTGCCAATTCACGACGAAACCATTAAAACCAATTATTATACCTGGTGGCAGAATGTTAGAGAGAGCTATCAGGCAAGATCATTAAGGCTTACTAAACAAGGTTTAGAAATCATAGAAAAATTAGATATTAAAATTTATACAATTAAATTCCCAGACAAGATCATATTCACTCCACAGACCTATCTTTGGCTGGATGAATTTGTGGATTGTCCATATTTTGTAGACAAGAAACAGATCATTGTGACCATGGAAAAAATGGCTCTACAACTCATGATGTTCGCTGGGGATATCACCAAATACGGTCTTGCAAGGGCAATGAGCAAAGCCGACGAGGAAAAAAGTCAATAAAATCAACAACTTATTACCAGTTGACACACAACACAATCCTGCTATAATGATATTATAAACATTTAAACAGGAGTGTACTAAATGGTTAAAAAAGACAAAGATAAGGCAGTAGTTGGTTCGCAAAACAGAACAGTTACTCCAAACGAGGCAAAGAAAGCATTACAGCATTGTATTCAATTAAAGAGACCCATAATGATGTGGGGTGCTCCGGGTATTGGTAAATCTGACATTGTAAAACAAATTGGTGATGAACAGGACCGAGAAGTAATCGATATTAGACTTCCGCTGTGGGAACCCACAGATATCAAAGGTATACCTTATTACAATCAAAAAGAAAATAATATGGTTTGGGCATCACCGGCGGAATTGCCAACAGATCCCAAATCCACAGCAATATTGTTCTTGGACGAAATCAATTCGGCGGCACCGGCAGTACAGGCGGCGGCTTACCAGTTGATCCTGAACAGGAGAGTTGGGCAGTATAAACTGCCAGAAGGCGTCGCGATCGTTGCCGCAGGTAACAGGGACGCAGACAAGGGTGTGACATACAGGATGCCATCACCACTTGCGAACAGATTTGTTCACATTGAACTAAGAGTAGACTACGACGACTGGATGACTTGGGCCACGAACAACCAAGTACACGCAGATGTCGTGGGTTACGTAACATTCGCCAAACAGGATCTATATGATTTTGATCCTCGAGGCGCATCAAGAAGTTTTGCGACTCCGAGAAGTTGGAGTTTCGTATCCGAGCTTCTAACTGATGACCTGCCTGAAAGTACGCTCACTGACCTCGTTGCAGGCGCAGTAGGAGAAGGGTTGGCCGTGAAGTTTATGAATCATCGTAAAATCAGCGGCCAACTTCCTAATCCCAGCGACATATTATCAGGTAAAGTCAAAGATCTGAAATGCAAGGAAATATCAGCGATGTATTCTTTAACAGTGAGTCTATGCTACGAGCTTAGACAGGCACACGAGAACAAAGTGAAAGATTGGAACTCACTAGCAGATAGGTTTTTTGATTATATGATGGACAACTTTGAGACAGAGTTGGTTGTCATGGGTGCGAAGATCGCCCTCACAAACTATCAGTTACCTTTCGATCCCAGCAAACTCAAATCATTTGATAGATTCCATAAAAAGTTTGGCAAATACGTCATCACTGCTATGGAGTCTAAATAATGAGTTCAGACGCAAAGATCATCGACAAACTGGTCACGGCAAGGATAGCACTGCTGTTGAAACAACCTTTCTTCGGCAACCTTGCCACTAGACTCAAGATCGTCAATGCAGACGATTGGTGTCCAACAGCGGCCACAGACGGCAGACACTTTTATTTCAACACAGGATTTATTAATTCATTGACTCCAAAAGAAACTGAATTCTTGTTTGGTCACGAAGTTTTACATTGTGTGTTCGATCATTTCCAATTAAGAGCTGGTAAAAGAGAACACCAATTGTGGAATGTTGCCTGCGACTATGCTGTGAATCAAATTCTTAAAGATTATCGTGTAGGCGAGATGCCCAAGGACGACAAGGGCAAGGACAAAGGCTTCCAAGACGACAAGTACAAGGATTGGGCGTCCGAGGCTATCTATGATGAATTATATAAAAAGGCAAAAAAGAACGGCAATAAATTTAAGGATGATCTTAAGAAATTAGGAGAACTATTAGACGAACACATAGACTGGGACAAAGATTCGCAAGGCAACAAAGAGCAAGAAGGGAAAGGCAAGGGTGGTTCTGCTCCAAAATACTCAAAGGAAGAATTAAAGAAAATTCGAGACGAGATGAAAGAGGCCATGGTGTCAGCGGCACAATCGGTTGGTGCTGGAAATCTTCCAGGTGCTATACAAAGAATGATTCAAGAATTAACAGAACCAAAAATGAACTGGAGAGAGATCATACAACAGCAGATCGTTTCTACAATGAAATCGGACTACACTTTCATGAAACCTAGTAGAAGAAGTTGGCATATGGATGCTATATTACCCGGTATGCTGAACACAGATAAAATAGATATCTGTTTGGCTTTGGATGCATCTGGATCTATTAGTAATGAACAATGTAAAGAATTTCTTTCAGAAGTAAAAGGCATAATGGATCAATATAAAGACTTTAATATACATTTATGGAGTTTTGATACCGAAGTGTTTAACCCCAAAGTTTTTACACCAGATAATGCAGACGAGCTTGAAGATTATGTGTTGGGTTCTGGAGGGGGTACAGAATTTGAATGTAACTGGGAATATATGAAATCGGAAGGAATCGAACCTAAGAAATTTATAATGTTTACCGACGGGTGGCCGTTTGATAGTTGGGGCGATCCTAACTATTGTGATACCGTGTTTCTTATAAACAATACATATGAAAGAAACATCGAAGCGCCTTTTGGATTGACAGTACAATATGAAAATTAAAAATTTTTTATACGAGTTTGCAAAAGACTGGTTTAGCGAACCGTTTGTCTGGATAGTGATTTTGTTGTTATTATCTGGATTGATTGGACTCCTATGAGAATAAATCCAAGAAATTTTTATAAAAGAAAATTAGAGCATATACCGCCCCATTTTACCAAAACAACTCTGAAACTGATTCATGAACCACAAAAGGATATATTATCCAGATGGATATATGCAAACTGTAATGGTCGATTTGGAATAGTTGATGTCCCTATTTGGAAAGAAGACCAAGTGAAAACTTTTACCAATATTGGATTTGAAGAGCCAAGCGATCTTACCATATTTGCCCTAGCAGGAATGGCTCAGATACGTCAATAACATTTGTTGACTTATATAACTACATTATAGTATACTATAATTCTTAATTGCAATTAAGGAGAAAATAAAATGGCAAAAGCAAAAAAAACAAATAAAAAAGAAGAAGTATCTAAGACAACCGATCAATCACCTGCGGCTCAATCAACTGCGAGTCAACAACCGGTGGCAGATCTTTCTATAGGTGATTTAAAAAATCTAGCAACTATTATCGATGTTGCTTCTACAAGAGGTGCTTTCAGAGCAAATGAAATGGCAACCGTGGGTGTAATGTTTAATAAATTACAAGCATTTTTATCTAAAGTAGCACCACAAGAACAAAAATCAGATGAAACAAACGCAACTGCAACAGCAGAGGCTCAAAAATAGGAGAACATAATGGTACAACAAATGATGCCAATGGATGTCCAAGGTACAGCAGAAAATATAGCGGCAAACAGAAAGCAAATTAAACATATAGGAAAGTTAAAAGATTCAAATGCTAATGTGGCAATAATTTTTAGAACTGTTCCCGGAGAGCCAGAAAATGCTTTAGTAATCGGACCTAAATTTTTAGACAATAACTATCATGATTCATTCATGAAGGCTCTAGAATCAGCAGAAGGTCAAAATAGTTTTGAACTTGGTACTCATTTAGCAAAGTCAAGATTTAACGACGGTGTTGAAATGCTTCCTTACCTTCATCAAAACAACTTTTTAAAAAAAATTCCCACTAACAATGTTATTGTGACCATGGGTGCCGGCAACGATGGACAAGTACAGTTGGACGAGTTAAACAAATTAATAGCAGAAGAAAAAGGCATCACTGTGTTAGAACTTTCTAATTTAGAACAACCTAAAGCAGATGCCTCTACAAAAAAAACCACAAAATCCAAAAAGTAATCTTTCCTGGATCCAGGTTACAAAAGATTTTGTTAAGGAATGGCCAGAAATTCTTGATGAAATAAAATTATCTTCTATGCCTATAAAATATGTTTTATGGGTTGATATTTTTTTAAAGAATAATGTAGTTATTCATATTGACGTCTCAAAAGATTTACAAACTAAATCTCAAAATTCAGTAGCAAAAAATTTGAAAGATTATATAAATCAAAATAGAATTAATATTAAAACTGTAGACATAAAATTTGATGTTCCTAAACTTAAAGAAGACATGGAATCAAAAACAAATAAGATTTTATCCAAGGCTTTCCGTAAAAATTAACTATAACGTTGATCAAATTTTTTATCAACAAATTCCCATTCATAACTTTTAAACATTGAATCGAAATCGTGACCATGCGAATGCACAAATTCTTTTGCATCAATGCCGGCATCTCTTACATATGAGGCACCGGGACCGATATCTGGGTCCAACCATTTTTTCAGTATGAAGTCATTTTCGACCGTGGGTTTTATTTTTTTATTATATATTAATTTGACTATTTCTCTAAATGCTGTCCTATAACACACACGAGGATCTGTATAAAAAGTTGTCTCTGCACTCAACAAAGTTATGTGATCGTGCTTCTGTGCCAGTGTGAAATCTAATCCTGTACCATCGTTTTCTAACACTAACTTTTTATTATACAGTATAACTGCTTGATGACCATAGGTGTAATCGATCACAGGATTGTAACAATCAAATATATAATGTCTTGGAGATTTTAAAATATCCGGCACAAAGTTAAAAGCAAAATTCTTGTCTACTTTGAGTTTAGCGAACACAGCATAGAAGTATTCTGTGGTGCTGGCTCGTGCGGCTGTCTGATAGGCCTCTTTACGGCCCTTGACTCCTTCTATCACGTGTAATTTATTTGGTCTTCCTTTAAGATGTTTTTTCAATAATTTTAAATTATCTAATGCTTGTGGTTCTCCATTGTGTATATAACATACATCAAAGTAAATGGGTTCACTAATATTGTTTAAACTGTATCGAGGTGTGTATTCGTATAATTCTTCTTTAATTGAAAATTTGGGTACTAAAATATTAAATTTATTACAATCATGAATGTAGAGTTTTTGATCTTCCCAAAAACTAGGAGTTATATTTTTAATATCACGTAGATAATAATTTACATATCTTGATTTCTGCGAACGTATTTGTTCAATTAAATTATCAAATGAAAAAGGATGCGAAGGCCAAGCATTGAAAGTTATGGTAGAATCTACGTGATAATTTATATCCTTGTAATCTCTTAAAAATTTAATTGAATTTATTTGCTTACGAAATTCTTGTGTAGGTATAAGCATGACATCGCCCTCTGTTTGGTAAGACCCATTCCAGACGTGTATTTGCTTATCTTCGTATTGTTCTGGTATGTAGTCAAAATCAAAGTGTTGCAAATTTACAAGATCACTTACAAACCAAAAATATTCTGTTCTTATTTCATTAATATAACTTTTAATAATATCAAAATAACTTGATATAAAAGGAGTTTTTCGAGCATAAGGAAATTGTTCTAATACTCTTTCTCTAGTGGGATTATTTTCTTGAAAATCTACAAATATACAATCAAATGCCATTGAACTCTCTTATCTTATCACAAATATATTTTACTTCTACTTTCTCAAGAAAAGGATATATTGGAAGACTAAGACAGTTAGCACATAGATAGTCTGCATTTGGGTAATGATTCAATGACCCATTATCTAGTGTCTTAGAATAATGAACTCGTGTTTCAATACCATGTTTGGTGAGAAAATCTTTTAATCTGTCTCTACTTCCTGTGATGATCACTAATTTATGATGACTACTCACTGTATTTTTATCTGCCTGAATTATCGTGCCTATGGGTAGATATTCTTTATACCATTTAAATACGTTCTCTCTCATTTTTTGTAGAGAGGTAAAACGATCAAACAAAAAGTTGAGTTGAGAACAATGATCTTCTGATGGTAAACTATTATATCCGTATACAACAGATGTACCTTGTAATCCATGCCTTCTTAATGCTATTGCCTTTTCATAGACTGCTAATGAATCTGTCAGTATCATTCCTCCCGAACCAAAACAAGGTAAGTTTTTCGTAGGGTCAAAACTGAACACAGATGTGTCCCCCATCTGTCCGGACTGCAAACTCTTGGTCCAGGTTTTTTTATAATAGGCACCCATGGACTGAGCGGCATCTTCTATCAATACCGCTTTGTTCTCATCACAGTATTTTCTTATCCTGTCATAGTCAGCACAGTTGCCATAGAGATTGACATATACTACCGCTTGTGGTTTTTGTTGTAAATTTAAACTGCCTAAGTTTCCTCTATTATCAGTATCACAGAAGTTCAATTTGGCACCTGTTCTCCGTATTGCTCCCGCTGTGGCAACATAACTCACCACAGGACAGATCACAGTAGACCCTTTATTGATGCCGTGTCCGGCAAGGGCAAAATATAATCCATCAGTGGCCGATCCTACACCCACGGCATATTTTCTTCTATATTTTTTCTTGAAGCGTTCTTCCAGCTCATTGAGTTCAGGTCCCTGTAGCACCTGTCCCGTACGCCAGACTTTTTTCGCACGACGAGTAAGACGCCAACTGTAGGCATCGTACAATCTATCTATTCCGTTAAATTTGATTTGCTTGGTACCACTCATGATAATTGTTTAATCCTTTGAGTAAAGATGTTTGTGGATTATATCCTAATAAATCACGTGCTCTTGAGATATCCAATGCTCCTCTGGCAGGATACATCTGATTGCGTCCTTCTTCTATGATTTCAGATTTTGAATCTGTTATTGATACTATGTGTTCTGCTAAACTTTTTAATTTTGTACCTTCACCAGATGATATATTAAAACTTAGATTTGCCGCTCCTGGTATAGTGGCACATCGTATGATTCCGTCTGCGGCATCCTCTACATAGGTGAAGTCCACGGCACCTATGCCCTTGTGAACTGTTATCTTTTCATTTTTGATCGCTTGATCATAGAATGTTGTCACCACTCGGTCTGGTATGTCGCCGGGGCCATAAACACCCGAAGGCCTTGCTATCACATATTCCACTCCGTGGAACTTCTGATAGTGTTTGCAGAATCTTTCTGCGGACAGTTTGGCCTCGCCGTATATGTTCAATGGTTTTGTGTCATCGCCTTCCTTGACACCGTCTTGGAAGTTTCCATATATCATCGACGAAGAAACAAACACAAATCTTTTTGTACCAAATTTTTGACAGTGTTCTAAAAGATTTATTGTACCACCTATGATATTATCTGTACCCAATAAAGGATTTTGATGTACAATCTTTGCTCGAGGATACGAGGCAAGATGTATCACCACTTCTGGGCGATGTTGGAATACCGCCAGAACTTTGTCTCTGTCTGTGACCGAGCCTCTGGATTTATAAACCTTTTCTGCCCAATTTCTTTGGCGCCAATTGTGTAGATGCTGTAGTTGTTTGGAATCTATAAGTCCATAGGTGTCGTGGTTATCTAGTGTGTAAACCTGATGCTTCTGTTCGCATAGTTTTTCCACTATCCACGATCCAATAAATCCTTCTCCGCCTGTGACCAATATTCTCATTAGTGTCTCCTTTGGCCGTCAAACACACAGACGAAATACAGTTCCTTGTCGCTAGTGTTGTACACTCGATGAAATACTCCGTCCTCTATCAGAACTATGTCTCCCTGTTTGACTGCGAAGCGTTTTTCGTCCAACAGCATCTCTCCTGTGCCTTCCACGAACATATACACTTCTTCCTGTCCCTCGTGGCGATGTCCCGTGGTCTCCTTACCAGGATTCAATCGAGTACTGCTTAAAATTAAGTTCTTGAGCAATCGGTTGTCCTGGACAACATAGCGTTCATCCTGCTTGACGATCTCTCCACCCACATTGAAATTTCCTTCTATCTTCATACTACCCTTACATTATACTTGGTTTCGAATCTTTTTGCATCCATTTTGTCGTTCACTATGGGCTCACCCTTTATGTTGAGACTGGTATTTAGAAGCATAGGACAGCCTGTGCGTTTTTTCCACTGTTTTAACAGCTCGTAGAACCCTGGATTATCCTGCTTATTAACGGTTTGTACACGTGATGTGCCGTCGCAGTGTAAGATGCCCGGAAACTCATTACCACGCAAACAAAGGGCTGTATGTTGCATATAAGGGGTGTTTATAACCCCTTTAGGTAGCTCAAAATAGTCGTTTACATCCTCTTCTAGAATGGCTGGTGCAAACGGTCTAAATGCCTGTCTGCGTTTAATTTGATTTACCAAATCTTTGATTTCTGGTCCTCTTGGATCTGCCAGCAGAGATCTATTACCAAGTGCTCTGGGACCAAATTCCGCCCTGCCGTTGGCCACTCCCACCATCTTGTTTTCTGTCAGTTCTTTGATGATCGTGTCTATGGGATATTCACCATCGATGTTGTGTCCCAGGAAGGGATTCTTCCAATTAAGGTGTCTTTTCTCCGAGGCCGCTATACAGCCTAAACTGCTTCCGGCATCTCCCGGATTGGGCATTATCCAACAGTCCTCAAATACTCCTTGATTCATCAGCACGGCATTGGCCACACAATTGAGGGACACTCCACCAGAATAGCATAGATTTCGTTTGTCTCCAAAAGGACTGACCGCTCGCTGTCCCTGTGGTATGAATCTGGCACTGTGCCTCCACATACCCAACAGTATCTCTTCCGTGACCTTCTGTATGGAAGCGGCGAGATCCATGGGATCAGCACCCGGCATCCAATCTCCCAGTCCCCGATGTAGATTGCGTTTCAGTTTGAAAGTCCTATGATCTATGAGATCGTGATAGATAGCATCTCGATATCGGTGTTCTCCATATGCTGACATTCCCATAAGGATGTATTCTTCCTCACAGGGTTTGAGCCCCACACGTTGGGTGAAAGCCGAATACAACAATCCCACAGAGTGCGGATATTGCATTGAGTCTTGTTTGTGTAATTGTCGACCCCTTCCAGTCCATACAGTCATTGTGTCCCACTCGCCTATGGCATCCACGCACAGCACTATGGCATCCGTGAACGGTGATGTGAAGAACGATCCAGCGGCGTGTGACTCGTGATGATCCACATATTGATCTATCTTGATGCCGAACTGTCGTAGGTGTTGTGAGGGTAGGTTCTTTGTTTGGAACACCTCTGACCATTGTCCTGCCCGGATCTGTCGCATCTTCTTGGAGAACGGCCTCTCGTAGTACACAACCTTGTCGAACGGACCATATCTATAGGCCTCTCTAACAATATCATGATTGAGATAATGATCATTCTTGACCTTGGAATAACGTTCGGAGTGTGCGGCCCACAATATCTCAGAGCCATCCACCACGGCCATTGCGGCGTCATGATTTAGACAGTTTATCCCTAATATTCTCATTTGCTGAATACAACTTCTTTCTTCCTAGAACGTCCTCGCTCTTTGTAACCTAGCCCGTTCAAGAAACTGATGATTAATCGACCGCGTTCTCTCTGTTGTTCGTTCTTGTGTTCGATCTCAACATTGAGTATAGGATCGTTGTCGATCAATGTGTTCTTTGCTCCTTGTAATATGTCATATTCACTGCCCTGTGTGTCTATCTTGATGAGATCCACATCAGTAAAATTGTAATCATCTAATACGTGTATATCGCATTCGGTCTGTCCCACAACTTCCTCAAATATCTGATCTCTATAGAAACTGTGTCCTCCGGATGTCGTTGGAGAAGTGTAAAATTTCTTCGTTATCTTTTCTTTGCCCAATCCTACCTCGTGTATGGTAAAGTTAGTAAAGGAATCTATGTTTGCTCGCAGGCATTCCAAATTAGAACTGTCCGGTTCGAATATCTGTACATCTTCGAATCTTTGACAAAAATCGTGACTCCAAAATCCTATGTTGCCTCCAATGTCTATGGCTCTCCTAAACTTTTTAACTTTGTTCAGAGCAAACTCTCTCTGTGGCCTCTGATAGGTTTTTTCACCATTGGCATTCATCCACTCCTCATAGTGTTTGTCATAATCAGGTAGGTACCAGTTGTTTACTTTCTTCATTCTACTTGTAGATGAAAGGATCTTTCTTTTTTAAATCTCTCAATCTTTTTCTATAGGCTAATTCCTGCTTGATTTTTGTAATTAGAGATTTTATCCATTTTATCATGTTATTCTCCTTTGATTATTTGTTTGAATTTATCTTGCATTAATTTCACAGCATCTTGATGTGCTTTATCTAATGGGTGGGTAGTAGCATATTCATAATCATTTAGCGACGCCCATTGGTTAAATCCCATTAATCTTTCTCCAAAACTAAACCATTTTGAAAAATCAATTTCATTATATAATGAAGTTAGTAATTCGTCTTTATCGTTTACTAGTTTAAACTCGTCATAAAAAAGAGTATTATCTGCTAGAGTGAACATATATGATATATTTTTCTTTTCTAAAATATTTTGTAGCCAAATTATACTCTTCCAACTAAGATAGATCTCGTGATATCTATTTGCGGCATACTTGTATAAAGCATCAGCAAAAGGCATTACATTGTTCTCTTCAAAAATTTTTAATCTTTTTTTCCAATCGTCCAATACAATTTTATTATCTTTTAATTTTTCGTACACCTCTTTTTGATTGATAGTAGTATCCCATGGAGTTATAGTTGCCCATCTTGTATCTTCTAAACTTCTATGACGAGGCATTGCCCAGTCATATCTCGAACAAAAAGTCCACATTACTAATACCGACGTATTATTCATATCATTGTTAGAAATATATTGAAATATTTTTCTTGCAATACCCGAATTTCCTATGCCTCCTTTTGCAAGGCAAATATGTTCGCAATCATTTTGTTTAGCCATTAAACTTGCCCAAGAGTTTTTTGAAGGGGTTTTTCCATCGTCGTCTGATAATTCATTACCAAATGTAAACGAACATCCACCTGAAAGTATTTTTTTATTCATAAATGTTTAGTAAGTTATTTAAAGTTGGAAATATCAAAGAGAAATTTTCTTTTCTATAACGATCTGCTTGTAATATTCTTTGTTTTCTTTGTTGCTGAATTATGTCTGTATATCTATCTGAAGAATTCATAAAATCTATAATACCTCGAAATTCTTTGATGTCGCTATAACGTTCTGTAGCAATTGCCTTGACTTGTTGTGGTAGTGTTTGTACACAAAAATATTCCGGGTCGAAGCAAGTATTAACATAAAAATATTTTGGATTTATTTGTTTTACCCATAGTATAATTTTTGCCAAACTGAAAATATTAAATATGCTTATAGTACTGCATATTTGAAAATCTATATTACCCGGATTTTTGGATTTCCACTGATGAATATTTTCATTTACTTCTTTCCAATTTGCTGGATGTCTTTGATATTCAAATTGATCTCCTACATCATCGATACTAAATGCAACCTCGATGTGTTTAAAATTACTTAATAATTTGAATATTTTATCATCAGGTAATTGTGTTCCATTGGTATTATAGTGTATATCTTGGTTTTTGGCATATCCTTGTTCAACACAATGTTCTAATATACGAAGATGATTTTGTATCATAAAAGGTTCGCCACCTGTAAATTCAAAGTATTCTACATCTGCTAAAACATTTTTTATGTCTTCAAAAAATTGAGGATTTCGCTTGGGCCACCCGCCTTCGAGTAATTGTTTACGTGCTAAATCATTGGGTCCATAATCCAACTCTTCTTGTGCCCATTTGCTAGAACTCCAACTACCACATATTCTACATTTTAAATTGCATACATTGCCTAACTTAAAATCAATGAATTGCAATTTTGGCTCGCTGTCGGGAGTCCAGTCTTTTAAACTATTTTTCATTTTATAAATTGAGTTTTGTCTTTTTGATATTTTACCAGCATCCTCCTCCATCCAGCAGTTAGCACACCCTGGTGGTTTTTCTCCAGATCTAAAACGATCTCTTAAATTGTTCATGTAATCTGATTGTTGTATGGATTTTAAATCTGTTTCATAAACTTTATATTTGTCTATAGTACCTTTATATAAACAACAAGGTGATGCTGATCCATTCACATCTATTTCTAGGTGCGTCCATGGTAACACACATATATTAGATTTTATATATTTGTCCACCATTCCAATAACCTTTTATCTGTTAATATTTGTTTAATATTTGTTTTTCGTATTCTGTCAATTTTTTCGCATCTTGCCTTGCCCGAGCGTATGCCTATTTCTGCTTTTGGAAACTCTTCCCAGAACGTGGGTCTTGTTTTCATATGTTCTAAAACATCTACCAAACTCTGTTGTAGTGGTGTAACCCTCGGTTTAATATAATCTAGACACTCGTCAATAATTTCATTTAATAAAGTTTTTGGTAAACACATAGGTGACATTATCTGTTGTGAATCAAAAGCAAATGTGACCTTAGTCAACAGTTTGGCATTTAATTGTTGGCTCAAATCAAACATATTTCTTATTTCTTGTAAGCCTGGCATTGTAATTGTAAAATCCAACTGCATCTGTCGTTTATTTCTTGTTACTGCTAATCCTTCTCTAAAGTTCTCAATAAATTTATTGTAATCTAATCCAGTTCTAATATACTCTCCTATTTCTCCTGTACCATCGATAGAAGCACATACCTGCCAATCTCGGAATTTAGGTAACATCTCAAAAAGTTTTTGCCCTCGAAATTCCGTTCTGCTTAGATTAGTATTATATCTCACGTATACTTTATCAGTATATCCTAACTCAATGATGCGTGACATGGCTTTCCAATGTATCTCCCACATTAATGGTTCTCCACCCACCCAATAGATCTCTTCCATTCTTTTCTGTTCCACAGCATCCATAAATTCTCGGACCACTTGCCCATCTTGAAAATAAGAGATCTCCTGTCGTAGAGGGGGTGCCATCCAAGGTTGACGCTCTGGTGACCACATATCGTGGTTCCTCTGTTCTGCTTCCCAACTGCTAGAAAGCATATCTCCGCATTGACGACATTTAAAGTTACAAAGATTATTGAAACGATAATCAAAGCTCACAGTTTTCATTGTAGTATATCCTGTGTCGTCTGTACTTTCGTATGCTTGATCTATTTTATTCCCAAAAAGATTATTAAAATAACTTCTATATACATCTGTATTGAGCAGTTTATCATTACATACTTCGCATTCAGGTAATGTTTCCCCTTCTAACATACGTCTTCGCACACTTCTCATATGTGGATTGTTCCAATGTTGTTCCAATGTTTCTGGTCTATATTCTTTTAATTCACCTTCTCGGTCAATGTATTGTCGGAAACTTTGTGCTGGTTCGCGTGAAGCACAGCACATTCTTCTCTCGGTCTGTGGAGACAGATAGGTGTGCGTCCACGGCGCCATGCAGAATGTTTCGTTACCCTCAGACGGTTTTATTCTTTTCATATTTGTCAAATAAATCTTTTAATTCAGGAAACACCTCTATAATATTTTCATTTCTTATTGCGTCATATTTTCTTGTCTGTTCAAAAAATAATTCTAAATTTTTTGTATTATCTTTCATCCACATCCAATTAAGAGCACTTTGATATCCTTTGATCGCTCTTGTTAATGGGTCTTTGTCTTTGAGCCATTCTATATGTTCCTTGTATTTTTTATCTACTTGCTCCTTGTATTCCTGTGGAAGATTATCCATCCTTTGCCATTTAGGCCATTGTAGTAAATTAAAGTTAAAATCCTGTGCTTTGATCAAACCTTGCTCTGTCCAACTCTTATGGAAATCAGTTACGTGGAGTGCATTTATCAATCCCACTGTGGCACTGATATAAAAGTCTACTTTAGGACATACTTCCATCATCTTTTTTCTATTGGCCACTGTTTCTTCCCACTTCGTGCCTTTACGCATAAGTTCTGCTCTGGCTCCCTCGGCATCAAGACTTGCTCCAACCGATACTGAATCAAATTTATTCCATAACTCCAACACATCCATATCTTTAAATTTAAGTTTAGAAAAGTTTGTGTTGTATATCAATCTCACGTGATACATTTTTCTACGATCTAATTCTTTCAATATCCTATAATGTTCTTCCATAATGAGCGGTTCGCCTCCGGCAAAATAAAACTGCTCCACGTGATCAAACTGTGCTAACATCTGTTCCCACATATCATCTGAAGATCTTCCCACTTTAAGAATTTTTGCGTGATCTGGTGGACGTCCAGTTAACTTCTTATGATCTTCATACCAGTTAGACGAGAACCAAGTGCCACAACTACGGCAGGCCATATTACACAGATTTGAAAAACGTATATCCCAATATTTGATTATAAAATCTGCAGAGCCGTCTGGCTGTGTTGATTCCACAAGATCTATGTTGTGTCCAAAATGTTTATTTGAACTTAGACGCAGAGAGAAGAAACCTGCCTTTTCCTGGTCATAACACTTGCCACATTCCTTGCAAGGTTTATTCTCCAACATATTGAGACGCATCTTTTTCATCTTTTCACCATTAAAAACTTCCTCTAAACTATTTTGATTTAGATTACCCACGTGATATGCATCAAAGGCGAAACAGCAAGGATAGGCACGGCCGTCTGGATATGCATGGAGATGCATCCATGGTAACATACAAAATGTATCGGAATCCAACAACAGTTCTTTCTGTTTATCTGTCATGTCTTTTATTTTTAATTTTACTGGTTCTTTAGCACCATACTCATAAGCCATTATACCACTCTCCTATTTTTGGAAACGTTTTGATTAAATTTTTACCCCGTCTCTCATTATATTGTTTATAAAAATTTTTGAAATCTGATCTCAGTCTTGGTAAATCAAACGATTCAGAATGCGGTGTTTTTACTATATCGAGATAATCTATCAATCTTTGCGTATGTGCTACCTCCATGGGTTCCAGATAATCTATCTGTCTAGATAACCAATCATTAAGATTGTTTTTAAATTCAGTTCTTAGTGTGTCTGGTAACACCAACGGAGATTGAAAACTAGGAAATCTCAAAATATTTAAAGTAAAATTTACATCGACACCATATACTCTTTTGGCACTAATTTTATTTTCAACAATTTTGTCCAAGAACTCGGGCAGTGATTCGAGACACAATGCATTTATAGTACACATATTATGAACCCCTGCAGGCTTCAATTGATTAATAATATTAGCAAAGTTCATGTACCATTCTGAAAAATTCATACCATCTCTAATATAATCCGACTGGGCAAACGTGGCTTCATTAGAAGTGTATATGTGTAAATTAGGAACATTTTTACATTTCTCAATAAATTTAGAAAACAAATCTCGTTTAGGTACAAGATTAGAATTAATAGCAAATCTCATATTGGGATTCACTCTGTGTTTTTCGGTTTCAAACCAATCCAGCAATCTCCATAGATGTGGAGACATCATTGGCTCTCCGCCCGTTATTCGTAATTCCTCTAATGTTCTGTGTAGATCAGAATCCCACCATTTAAAAAATGCTTCCACATAGGGATTGGTCTCGTCCTGTTTGTATAACTGTGCGCCATCGTGTGGGTGAGTGAAATGGTTTCTACCATCCGATATCAAATTCTGGTATGGACCCTTCTGTTTGATATCCCTCACCCACGTGGTTGAGAATGCAGGATTGCAATACGAACAAGCGAAGTTGCAGGTCCTGTCAAACGCAATTTCTA